CATGTGTTTGTCGTCACCCATGTTTGCTGATGCGGTCTTATGAAAGTAGCTCTCTATTTCTTGATTCTTTTCATAGTACGCGTACATGGCTGTTATCTCGTTCCCTGTTCCTCCTATGGCACCAGTTAATAAAGTGCCCGATGTCAGGACTGTCATGACACAGTACAAAACCTCTCTTATCACCAGAAAGTTCGTGCAGTTGTCAGGTGAGAAAGTATCACTGATCTTCTTCTCTTTTTCGGACATTGAGAAGAGATGCTCATTGCACTTGTTGAAAACCCACATTGATGCCAAGCGAATATGGTAATGTAACCTCAGATCCCAGTCTTTATAATCAGTTCCTATGCCAGTACCCGGTCTCTCTGCAGCGCCATCGATATTGAGATGTTCAAAAAGATCATCACCATCGAGACCCTGCAGATCCAATCCCAATCCCAACCTGAAAGTGAAAGGATGTTGCGCCATTACCTGGAGGAGTCGACCATACAACCTGTATTGGGTTACCAAATGGTGGAACTGTCCAGGCATAAAAACTCTCGCTTGTTTACCCTTTTTCCTTAATTCATCTTTAAGGCAAGTGGTGTAAATGGCTTCACAAGATCGCCCTTCGGCAAGATCTTGAAGTTCACGATCTGATTCAGCCCAAACATGTGGCGGTATCTCACCATGGTAGTCGTATTTCTCGGCGTACTTGCGTTTGGTAGTACCATACCCGAGTCCAGCACCGGTAGACCAGTCGAGAAGCTCTTCTACTTCTTTCTTGCTTAGCATGTAGTCTCCGGTTCCAGCTGGGATACAGGACAATACGTGATCCAGATACGCTTGGGTTACGATATCTAAAGTACGCAAGTTGATGTCTCGTATTGGTTGATCGCCAACATTAAGAACATTGTTGTAGCTTTTCTTGGCCATATCGGGAACCTCATTCTTGTCAACCTCATCGCCGAACAGCTCTTCTGCTACGGGTTTAAGAGGACTATCTTTAATCCTTGATCTGTCCAAATGGCCGGAGTTGGGTACTGAACCCAAAACTTGTGTTGGTCCCTCAAGATTCAGGAAGTTTGCAACACTCTTAGGGTGTATGTCTGACACAGGTCCTATAGGAATGATACCCGCTTTCTCTGCGTTTTTCCGAGCCTTGTCATAAAAGGGTGGTGCTGCCCTCCAGATCGTTGCTGCAAATTTCTTCCGACCCTCTTCCAACTGGTTCTGGGTCAGGACTTCACCAACCATAACGCCTTCTGAGAAGCTCCCGCGATGCAAGGCAGCGATATATGGACTCTGTCCTAATTGTGCTGTCCAGACAGAGCCACAATCTCCATCAATACTGTACCCGAGATCAGGAAGATAGTTCCTAAGAGTCGGGGGTTGAACCTGCAAACCGTAAAACTCTCTTTCATCATCATCTTTATCATGATAATCATAGAACAATCCATTACATGTTCTTTTCTTAGAGTTAAGGAAACCATCTCGTCGCGTAGCAAGAGTAACGCAAGTGGATCCTTTCGGTTTGGACTGTGGAAAGTAATCCACAATACAGGATTTGGATCCGCCATGAGAGCAAACGAACAGTGCAGTGTCACCTCCAATTCGCACGACTCTACTCTTGGATATAACCACTTCCGAGAAGAAAGGTTTTCCTTCCTTGTCAATACGAAGAAGAGTCATCGTACTCTCTTCTTCCGGTACAGCATGATAGGTCATAATAGCCCAATTCGCATCTAGTTGTAGCACAGTTGTGTTGTGCCCACACAATTGTGCTGTGAGAAGGTTTTGTTCCAGGCAACCTTCAAGAGTAACCTTTCCTGCTTGAGTTCTTTTTGTCGGGTCAAGCTGAACTTCGACTCCTGCCTTTTTGCCAACCCATGACATAGGTTTATCCCCCCGTTTCGAACCTACCTCTACCTTCTCACCCTTTCCAAGTGAGAACATAGAGGATTGTTTGACATATTTCTGCACAAAGCTCGTACCTGCCATCCGTGATATACCATACGCCATTAGGAGACCCATTGTTGTATTCGCAACTAAAGAGCCAAGGGAGAAATCCATCCCTGCTGTAACCCCACGTTCCTCGATCCGGTCTCTGTGATTCTGGGCTGCCTTCGACGTTAAATAGGCACCTGTACTGATCATCGCGGTAGTACCAAGACCAAGTGGTGTACAACATAAAAATATACTGGTAAACAAGGGTGCAAAAGCAGCAAACCATGGGTTTGTGGAACTAGTAGGCACGATATTAGTAATCGCCTCTCCCAAATGGTATTTAGCTCTACTCGTGATCACAGAGAAATGGGAGATGGGGATCGTTTTCGCGCCTTTCCCGGATTCCAGTGTGAAGACATTGCGTGTGATAGCGTTTACTCGATCTAAGTAAACACTATTAGCAGGTGGAAGCACGAAATAGTCTTCATGTAATGGGGGCCTGTTACATTGGAACCTCATCATCTTGAGGTACTTGATGTAAATACCTGCAGCCCAGCACACTATATACCTATCCGTAGGTGCTTCAACTTCCATTTCATCAAGATATTTAGCAAGGTCAGGGACGAAACCACGCCGCGACCAGATAAAAAACTCTTGAAGGTAGTAAAATACCTGAGGAAGAACATCGGGTTCAATCACTGTAAGACCATGCCATGAGTCCGCTCGTGTGGCTTGTGTGAACGAGGTCAGAAAAGTTGACAAATGTGTATCATTATCATCACATTTAAAGTCCTGTAGACCAAGCAAAGGAGGTAAACTAGTTCGAAGATTTTCATCTGGATTGACAATTCCGATGTCACTCCGCATAGATTTAAGGTATTTCTTCAATCTTTTTCCCTGTGGATCCTGGGAGTGTAATGGTTCAAGT